GGTAATTTTAACAATGAAATATTTAAAGTTGTTGAGGTTATTCCAATGTCAGATCATACGGCTTCGGTAATATTTAAAAAGAACACTGGCAAGAAAGCAGTTTTCTTTTTTTACTATCTCAATAGAGGTATGTCAAAGGGTTGGCAATATTTTGTACCAACTGATGCTCATATTATTGGTATGCAATCATTTAATTTTTATAAATTAGAAGTTGAAAGGAATAATTATAAAGAAAACTTTAATGAAAGATAAATTTTTAGATTTTGGAATTGACATTGGTTTTAAAACTGGTGAGTTCCACACTACTTGTCCAAAGTGTAGTAGTACAAGAAAAAAGAAAACCGAAAGGTGCTTATCCATAAATGAACCAAAAGGTTTATTCAACTGTCATCATTGTGGATATAGTGGTAATGTAAATCTTCAACCAAAAAAAGAATATGTAAAACCTATTGAGGTTAAATCTGAATTATCAGATAAAACTCTAAAGTGGTTTGCTAAAAGAGGTATATCAGAAACCACAATCGTTAATTGGAACATTAGCGAATCCATAGAGTATTTTCCACAAGTCAAAAAAGAAAGAATAGCAATCAACTTTAATTACTATCGTGAAAAGCAACTAATAAACATCAAGTATCGTGATGGACAAAAGAATTTTAAACTTTTTAAAGATGCTGAACTTATCTTTTATGGTCTTGATAATATCAAGGAAATGGAAAAGATTTATATTGTTGAGGGCGAAATAGATGCTTTATCATTACACGAAGCAGGTCTTTATAGTGTTTGTTCAGTTCCCAATGGTGCATCTAAAGGATCACAACGATTAGAATATCTTGACAACTGTTGGGAATACTTTGTGGATAAAACAGAGATTATATTATGTACAGATAACGACCAGGCAGGATTATCACTTCGAGGAGAACTTGCAAGAAGATTTGGACAAGGTAGATGTAAGTATGTTGAATTTGGCGATTATAAAGATGCTAACGATATATTAATCAACAAAGGTGCAAGTGAACTTCGAGAAGTTGTTAGTAAAGCAAAGAACTTTCCGATTGAGGGTGTACTAAATATTAACGATATTTGGGATAGTGTTTTAAACTTTAACGAGAATGGAATCAAGAATTATAATGTGCGATTGGGAAACTCTACTGAGTATTATAACATTAGCTTCGGAGAATGGACTGTATGCACAGGGATTCCAAATGCAGGAAAGTCAGATGTCATCGACCAAATATGTGTTAATCTTGCATTACAAGAAAACTTTAGAGTAGCAATGTTTTCACCTGAATCATTCCCTTATGAATCGCACATAAAAAGGTTAGCAAATAAGATAAATGAGAAAGAATGTACTACCCAAGATTTAAACAATACAAAAACATTTATTGAAGAACACTTTTTCTTTGTTCGAATAGACATCGAAAATTTAACCCTAAAAGGCATTTTAGATGCTTTTAAGCAACTTGTATTCCAAAAAGGTGTAAATATATGTGTGATTGATCCATATAATATGTTAGACCATTCTGCACAAAGAGATTTTACTTATGTAGGAAAACTATTATCGGAAATAACCCAGTTCTGCCAACAAACCAATACTCATTTATTTCTTGTTGCACACCCAAGAAAGATGGAAAGTGTTGATGGTAAATATAGAGTACCGAATCCTTATGACATTTCTCAATCATCTGACTTTTTTAATAAAGCATATAATTGTATTACTGTTTATAGAAATCTTGGTCAAAAAACTATTTATGGAAGTGATAGTGTACAAGTATATGTTCAAAAGGTAAAGAGAAAAGAAAATGGCAAACAAGGCGATTTTATGGTTGCACCTGATTTTAAAAATGGGGGTGTGTATAAAGAAATAGATAAAGACAAACAAAGGTTTGAAGTAATAAAAGACAATATACCGTTTTAAATAAAAAAATATGAAACAAAAAATAAGTATAAAAAAAATAAAACCAAATAAAAATAATCCAAGATTTATAAACAACTCTAAATTTAAAAGATTAGTAAAATCTATTGAGGAGTTTCCTCAAATGTTAGAAAAAAGACCAATTATAGTAGATGAAAATTTTATTGTTCTTGGTGGTAATATGCGATTAAAGGCGTGTAAAAAAGCAGGACTTAAAGAAATTTGGATTGACCAAGTTCTTGATTGGAGTGAAGAAAAGAAAAATGAATTTATAATAAAAGATAATTCAGGTTTTGGTGAGTGGGATTGGGATATATTAGCAAATCAATGGGATATAGAACAGTTAGAAGATTGGGGGTTAGATATTCCTGAAATACCAATTGTTGATGTAGAAGCAGAAGAAGATGATTACCAAATACCTGATGAAATAAAAACAGATATTGTATTAGGCGACTTAATAGAAATAGGCGAACATAGATTGTTGTGTGGCGATAGTACAGACAGCGAACAAGTGGCTAAGCTAATGAATGGAGAGAAAGCAGATATGGTTTTTACTGATCCACCATATAATGCCTTAAAGAGTTGGAAAAAAAATGAAACTAAAAGCGAAACAAGATTAAATCCTAACGAATGGTTTGCAAATGATAATATGAATTGGAATGATTTTGAACAATTTTTATTAGATAGTTTTAAAAATTTTAATAGCGAAAGTGTTTATATATGTTGTGACTATAGAATATATCATATAGTTAAAAAACAAATAGAATTATGTAATTATAAATTAAAACACTTAATCGTATGGAAAAAAAATATATGGGGATTAGGTAAAAGATATAGATTTCAGCACGAATTAATTATATATGTAACAAAAGAAAATAATTCACCGTTTTATGGTGACAACTCTCAAAGTGATGTGTGGGAGGTTGATGTAGATAGGCAAACTAAACATAAAACACCAAAACCAATAGAATTATCGTCTATTGCTATAAAAAACAGTAGTAAAATAAAGATGTTAGTTCTTGACCTATTTCTTGGTAGTGGTTCAACAATGGTAGCAGCTCACCAATTAAAAAGAAAATGCTATGGAATGGAACTTGATCCAAAATATTGTCAACTTATAATAGACAGGATGCAAAAACTTGACACTAATATTGAAATAAAAATTAATGGTAAAAAATATAAATCAAAAAACTAAATTCGTTCTTTATATTTAGCTTATTAGTTCAAATCCTGGTAAGCATACTTTTTAAATAACGAGGTTTTGTTAGTTTCCTCGTTTTAATACCTTTGTAATATGTTTGATGTAAGCATATCGGTAATGAGGGGTTTTGGTGTAGGTTTTAACTACTCTAATGAGGATATTGAGGGATTGGAATATATAGCCGATGATCTACGACACACGATACAAATTATCTTTTTCTTTGTAATAATCAACATAAATTACTTTACTCCTAACGAAGAATAGTCAATATTAATAGTTTTTAATGTATTTTTGTAAAGTGAAAACCAACAAAAAGCAACATACTAAAAAAGCAATTCTTGAAGCATTAGAAAAATCTTTGGGGGTTGTTACAACTACTTGTAGAAAAGTTGGAATCAATAGAACCACCTTTTACAAGTATCTAAAAGAAGATGAGGAGTTTGCAAAGCAAGTAAAAGATATTGAGAACATTGCACTTGATTTTGCTGAATCACAACTACACAAACAAATAAGTGAGGGCAATACAACTGCTACAATATTCCTTTTAAAGACAAAAGGTAAATCTCGTGGTTATGTCGAAAGAAGCGAGATAGTACACGACAATCAAATTAAATCAACCATTATAGAATGGACACCACCAAGAAAATTGAACAAAGATGCAATAGACAATTCTACGACCTTATTAGATCAAACAAAAGATTCAAAGTCCATCAAGGAGGAACAAGGTCAGGAAAAACAGTCGCAGTCTGTCAATACATAGTATATCTAATCACAACATCTAAGAAACCTTTGACTATCTCAATAGTTCGTAAGACATTACCTGCATTAAAAGGTTCTGTTCTTCGTGATATTATGATTATACTCCAGGAAACAGGAATCTACTATTCAGGTACTCATAACAAAGCTGAAAACACTTTTAAGTATAATGACCACCTAATAGAATTTCTTTCAGTAGATGAACCCCAAAAGATTCGTGGTCGTAAAAGAAACATTGCTTTTCTAAATGAGGGTAATGAATTAAACATAGAGGATTTTAGACAAATCAATATGAGAACTCTTGATATGGTAATTGTTGATTTTAACCCATCAGATCCTATCCATTGGATTTATAGCGACTTAATTCCAAGAGATGATTGCGATACTTGGGTAACAACATACAAAGACAACAACTTCTTGTCAGATGAGTTAGTTCACGAAATAGAGAGAATGAAACTTCGTGATCCTGATTACTGGAGAGTATATGGAGAGGGATTAAAAGCAATCTTTAGTGCAAGACAAATATTTAATAACTGGACTTTTATTGATTACGATGAATTTCCTGAATTTGATTTAGATGTAGAGGGAATAGTCGGAATTGACTATGGGTACAGTAATGATCCAACTGCTTGTGTTCTTGTCTTTAAAAAACACGATAGGGTGTACTTGCACGAGATATTATACCAAAAAGGTTTAACTAATAGCGATATTGTAGATATATTAAAAGCTAAAGGCTATGGCGAGGTAATTACTTATGCTGATTCTGCTGAACCAAAATCTATTGAGGAGATGAGAAGATTAGGTCTATACATAAAACCTGCAACAAAAGGTCAAGGAAGTATAAATGCAGGAATATCTAAATTAAAAGAGTACGATATAATTGTAAGCAATGAATCAAAGAACATATTACGAGAATATCAAAGCTATTATTGGGAACAATTAAAAGATGGAACAATAATAAATAAGCCACAAGACAAGGAAAATCACTTAATGGATTCTATTCGTTATGCCGTTTATTCTTCCTTTGGTAAGAAAGAAAACTTTTTTGTAATTTAATTAGTATTTTTGTAAAATAAAAGTTATTCGATGGCATCAATATTATCAAGATTTCAGAAACTCGTATCAAAGAATTTTCAACAAACTAATGCAGAGTTTAATAAAGCGATATATAACTACATAGGGAATAGTATTATTTGGAATCCTGAAAACGATAGTACATACATTGAAAAGGGTTATCAATACAACACAACTATATATTCTATTGTAAATCTTATTGCTAAAACGGCAGCAACAATTCCATTTCAGATATATGAGATTAAAAGTGAGAATGAGTTAAAGAGATACAAAGCAATGACAAGTGGTATCGCTAATGGTTCTGCATTACACAAAGCAGAGGTTTTAAGAAAACACGCTCTTGAAGAAGTGGCAGATACAGAACTACACGATTTACTTTCAAGACCTAATCCTGCACAATCATACAATGCTTGGATTCAAGAGATAATAGCTTTTGGTAAACTAACTGGTAATCGTTACATCTATGGTTTAAAACCTGATACAGGTGCTAATAAAGGCAAATTCAAAGAATTATATGTATTACCAAGTCAAAAGGTAGAGATTAATAGTGGTGGAATATTTGATCCAATCAAATCATACTCATTAGAGTACAATGGGCAATATAAGATGGCAGCAGAGGATATTTGCCACATTAAAGATTTTAACCCTTATTATGATGGAACTGGTAGTCATTTGTACGGAATGTCGCCACTTAAAGCAGGTTTAAGATCGTTAGATACGAATAACGAAGCAGTTACAACTGGTGCGAAGTATTTACAGAATCAAACTGCGAGAGGTGTGCTTATGAGTGATGAGGGGGATATTAATGAAGTTCAAGCACAACAATTAAAAGAGAAGTTTAGACAAAACTATCAAGGTTCTAATAGTGCAGGTGATATTGTAATAACACCAAAGAAACTATCTTGGATTAACTTTGGAATGTCTGCATCTGATTTATCTCTTATAGAACAGTACAATGCAAGTATTAAAGATTTATGTAATATTTATTCTGTACCTGCAGTTCTTTTAAACAACACAGAATCTTCTACATACAACAATGTAATAGAAGCTAAAAAGACATTGTATCAAAATGCAGTAATTCCTGAACTTAATAAAATCAAAGATGAATTAAACAGATGGTTAGTTCCTGCTTATGGCGATAAACTATACATTGACTTTGATTACACAAGTATTTCTGAAATGCAAGAAGAAATGGATAAAGTGGTTGGGCAAATGAGTCAGGCTTGGTGGCTAACTCCAAATGAGAAAAGACAAGCAATGAGTTATGGTGTTGAAGCTGACAATGATAAACTTAATGATTACTATATTCCAATGAATCTTATGCCATTACAAGATGAGGTGATTGCAGATGATTTTAAAAGTGTTAAAGTAAATTACGATGAACTTCTTGATGTTAAGAGAGAGGTTCGTAGAGATGTCTATACAACCGAAACCGAAGCAAGTGAAAGAGCAGAAGCAATAGGTTGTCAAGGTGTTCATTCACACGATGATAATGGAAATAAGATTTATATGCCGTGTGCATCACACGAAGATTATATTGCAATCATTGGACAAGATGTTAAAGATGAATATATTGATAAACCAGTAAAACCTGGTAGTGCAGTAGAAACTGGTCTTAAAAACAAGGTAGAGGAACACAATGAGAAAGTTGGCGACAATAAATCAAAAAGAACTTCTTATAGAACTTTGCAAACTGTATTCAATAGAGGTGTTGGTGCATATAGAAACAATCCATCATCAGTAAGACCAAGTGTTACAAGTGAAGATCAATGGGCTTATGCAAGAGTAAATTCATTTTTATATGTTCTTCGTAATGGTAAATTTAGAAGTGGTAAACACGACACAGACCTTTTACCAAGTGGACACCCAATGTCAAGCAAGAAATCGATTACTAAAGCCGAAAGCTATAATGATTACCCACAAGGTGCTACTAACAATGCAAAGAGAATGTTAGAATGGAGAGAGAAATATGGTCGTGATGTAGTCAAGGGTGGTACAGAAGTTGGTTGGAAACGAGCAAATCAACTTGCAAATAGAGAACCAATATCACTTGATACTGTAAAACGAATCAATAGCTTTTTAGCAAGACACGAGGATAATGCAAAAATATCAGAAGATTATAGAAACGAACCTTATAAAGACAAAGGGTATGTTGCTTATAATCTTTGGGGTGGAAAAGCAATGATTTCTTGGGCTAAAAAGATTTCTCAAAATGCTGACTAAAAAATTTAAAAAAACTTATCATAAGGATTGGCTTAATCAATTAGACATTGAAGAAGCGAAACAAGATAAGAAATGGACAAAATATCTTGTGGGTGAAAACAATCAAATAATTGATGAGTTTTTAAAAGCGAATAAACAAATACCTGACTTACAATTTAAATTTAAGGATAGCGACCTAATAACTCTTTATGTAGAGTTGTACCAAGAGGTTGGAAATAAGTTTGCCAAGTGGTATGCTCAAAACTTTCACAAATACATAACTAAAAACACTCATATTGAATATGAGGATATATGGAATGAAAAGTTTGCATACATAGGAAATGAGGTAGCAGGTGCAAGAATAGTTAGTGTGGGTGGTAATCGAAGAAAAGAGTTTGTCAAGACATTAAAAAGATATATGGCAGATCCTGACTTTCAATCAATGAATGAGGTACAAGCAGGGAGAATATTAAGAAAGAAGTTTAAGGATATGTCTGTAAACAATGCAAAGCGAATTGTTAGAACAGAAAGTGTCAATGCTGCAAACTATGCTACGAATCAAAGTGCTACTGATGTTTTTGGTAAAGAAAACTTACAAAAAGAATGGATTGCAACCTTTGACAATAGAACAAGAATAGATCACATACAAGCCAATGGACAAATAGTCGATATGGATAAAAAGTTTATGGTTGGTGGTGAGGAATTAAGTTATCCAGGTGATAGTTCAGGAAGTGCTGCAAATGTTATTAATTGTAGATGTACCAACGCACCATTCCCTAAAGAAGAAATTATACAGGGTTCAATACCACAAAGAATAGAACCTATGCCAGTTAGAGTTCCAAGACAACGAGTCGTGCAAGAAGGAAAACCAAACTTTTATCCAAAAGAAATAGATGATTTAAAAAAA